GGGACAGCATCCTGGAGGCACTGGCCAGGATCGCGCTGTCCAAGCCCAACGACGCGGTGGCGCTGGCGCTGGAGCCGAAGGACGCTTACGTCAAGGATCTGGACCTTTGGGGCGTCAGCGAATTTAAGGTGAACAGCGTGGGTTCGGTGGAGGTCAAGTTCGCGGACCGGGTGAAGGCCATCGGACTGCTTCTGGAATGCGCGGGCGGCGGCGAGGACGGGATGAGCGCGCTGCTGAACGCGCTGGAGGCCGGTGAGGAATGAAGATCAAACGGTTTTCTCCCAAGCAGAAGCGCGTCATGTGCTGGTGGGGCCCCAAGTCCGCGGACCGGCACTGCGACGCCATCATCTGCGACGGGGCCGTGCGCAGCGGCAAGACGCTGTGCATGGGGCTGAGCTTCGTCTGCTGGGCTATGGTCTCCTTTAACGGGCAGCAGTTCGCCTTCTGCGGGAAAAGCGTGGTGTCCCTGCGGCGGAACCTTTTGCAGGAGCTCATGCCCGTGGTGCGGGAGCTGGGGTTCCAATGCAGGGAGAAGCGGAGCGAGAACCTTTTGCTCATCAGCCGGGGCGGACGGGAAAACCGGTTCTACCTCATGGGCGGCAAGGACGAGGGCAGCGCGGCCTTTATCCAGGGCGTGACCCTGGCGGGCGTGCTGCTGGACGAGGCGGCGCTGATGCCCAGGTCTTTCGTGGAGCAGGCCATCGCAAGGTGCAGCGTACAGGGGTCAAGGTTGTGGTTTAATTGTAATCCTGAAGGACCACAACACTGGTTTTATCGGGAGTGGATCCTGAAAAGCGAACAGCGGAACGCGCTGTATCTGCACTTTACCATGGAGGACAACCCTTCCCTCTCACCGCGTATCCGGCAGCGCTACCGGTCCAGCTACAGCGGGGCCTTTTACAGGCGGTTCATCTTAGGGGAATGGACCGCCGCCAAGGGGCTAATTTACGACTTCTTTTCTCCGGAACGGGACGCGCGGCCTGTTCCCAGGGGAGAGCTGGAGGAGTATGTCATCTCTGTGGATTATGGCACCGCAAATCCCTGTTCCTTCGGACTCTGGGGACTCAGCGGCGGCGTATGGTACCGGGTGAAGGAATATTATTATGCTTCCAGACGTACCGGCGTGCAGCTGACGGACCAGGAATACGCGGCGGAATTGACGCAATTGGCTAGCCAGCATCGTATCCGCTGCGTGGTGGCGGACCCATCCGCCGCCAGCTTTATCACCGCTCTGCGGCAGGCGGGCTACCGCGTGATCAAGGCCGACAATGACGTACTCTCGGGGATACGGATCACCGCCGATCTATTGAAAAGAGGGCGTATCGTGATCTGTGACACCTGCGAGGACTGTCTGCGGGAGATCGCGCTGTACCGCTGGAGCGAGGAGACCAGCGGGCGGGACGCCCCCCACAAGGACAACGATCACGCTATGGATGATATGCGGTATTTTGCTGTCACCATGGCGGTGAGAGAGGACAGCGAGGGGGTGTTTTGTTCGGTGGCAAGGGGGTGATCTGCGGCCCCTGCGGGGCCGCTCCCGCTCTCATCTATCGTTTAGATTCGCCCCTTCCGGGGCGAGGACGGGGGTGTACTTTTCGTGTGAACGAAAAGTACCAAAAGGTCACTTAGGAAACTACGTTTCCTAAGAACCTTCCTGAATTACGGGGGTAATTATTTACGCTACGACCTTCAGATATCCGGTCTATCGTCCGCGCTCTGGGCCGATGCCGGTCTGTACTTCTGCGCACAGTTCTACCGAGGGACGTCATTGCCGCTTCGCGGCAACGACCGTCCCGGCAGCCTGCGGCTGTCCGGTTGCCTCGCGGCACTCGGCACGAGGGTCTGGCGTTTGGGGTGCTAATTTGCAAAATGTACCGTTAGACCAAGTGCCCCTTGCAGGCAGTACCCCTTTGAAAGGGCGGCAGCCGGAGTTCTACAAGTACCAGAGCGGCTGAAGGAGGTCTGAAATTCGGAGGCTTCGCCTAACCAGGCTAACCACCGCACGGCCCTTTACTCCCCGTATAGGGAAGCGGCATGAACATGCCGCCCCGTCCAGGGATTCTTAAACCGTAGGTTTAAGCGCGTTTTTGCCTACTTTTGCCGCGCGGCAAAAGTAGGTCAGGGGTCCGGGGGCGGACAGCCCACGGGCTTTCAAGGAGAAACAACTCCCCGCCGCGCGGAGCGCGGCAATGGAAAAGGAGTGAGTGATGAAACTCTTTAACCGCAAGAAAAAAGAAATCGACGCCGGGGCGGCGGCCACGCCGCAGATCCAAAGAAGCGATACGCCCCCCTTCGGCCTGCCGGGGTACTATACCCCCCTCCAGACCGGAGACAAACACCTCTATCGGGCCATCCGGGAGGCCGTGCCGCTGGTGGACGCCTGCATCTACAAGATCATCCGCCTCTGCGGCGGCGTGTCCGCCGAATGCGACGATCCCAGGGCGGACAGAGAATTGAAACGGTTTCTGGAGCAGGTGGATGTGGGCAGAGGCCAGAGAGGCATCAACGCCTTTTTGGACCAATATCTGGACTCCATGCTGGTCTTCGGACAGGCCGTGGGGGAGATCGTTCCTACCGCCGACAGCTGCGACGTGGCCGCCCTGCTCTGCGGCCGGGTGGAGGACGTGCACATCCAGGAGGGAGACGGGCCGCTGGATTTTAAGCTCTGCGGACAGGATCAGTATGGACAGGTCAAGCCCCTCCCACACCAGAACCTGCTGCTGTTCACGCCCTTCAATCCGGAGGCCGGCTCACCTTACGGCGTGTCCCTGCTGCGGTCCATGCCGTTTTTGACGGAACTGCTCAGTAAAATTTATTACGCCATCGGCGTGAACTGGGAGCGGATGGGCAACGTGCGCTTCGCGGTGGTCTACAAACCGGGAGACGGCGAGTGGGAGCGGGGCATGGCCCAGGAGCGCAGCAGGCAGCTGGCCAGCGAGTGGAGCAGGGCCATGGAGCGCACCAGGAACGGGTGCGTGCGGGATTTCGTGGCGGTGGGCGACGTGGACATCAAGGTCATCGGCGCGGACAACCAGATCCTGGACAGCTCGGTGCCGATCAGGCAGATTTTGGAACAGCTGGTGAGCAAGACGGGGATACCCCCCTTTATGCTGGGGCTGAGCTGGTCCAGCACGGAGCGGATGAGCACACAGCAGGCGGACCTGCTGACGACGGAAATGACCGCCATCCGGCGGTCCCTGACGCCGGCGGTCGAGCGGGTCTGTCAGATGTGGCTGAGGATGCACGGGTACGGGTGCGGCTTCCGGGTGGTCTGGGACGACATCAACCTCCAGGATCTGCTGGAGGAGGCCAAGGCGGCCTGGTATCGGGAACAGACCAGGAAGCTGGCACTGGAAAATGACGCGGCGGAACGCGCCGCCGGCAGGACCGAGGCGGAGCCGGCGCGGGCGGATGGCCGCGGCTGACGGAAAGGAGTATGCTTTTGGACGTGAGAAAGGAGCCGGGCGGCGTGATCCGGCACAGCGTGTCCCGGGAGGACATGATCCTCATCAACCGTTTGAGTAAGACGGAGCTCAAGCCGGATCAGGTGTATACCTTCGCCATCCGGCTGTGCGACAACGAGGTGGATCGGGACTGGGAACGGTTCGATCAGGATGCGTTGGAGACGCTGAGCCGGTTGTTCGTGGGGAAAAGCGGCATCTTTGACCACAACTGGTCTACAGAGGGACAGACGGCGCGGCTGTATCGGGCCGAGGTCTGCCGGGAGAGCGGCACTACCAGCGCGGGGGACGGCTGCCAGTTTTTGAAGGGCTACGCCTACATGCTGCGCAGCGAGAAGAACCGGGCGCTGATCGAGGAGATCGAGGCGGGCATCAAGAAGGAGGTCAGCATCGGGTGCTCCGTGACGGGGCGGCGGTGCTCCGTGTGCGGGAAGGAAGCCTGCGGCCATCAGGGCGGGAAGATGTATGATGGCAAGCTGTGCTATTTTACACTGCGGGAGCCCGTGGACGCTTATGAGTGGAGCTTCGTGGCCGTGCCGGCGCAGAGAAAGGCGGGCGTTATCAAGAGCTTCGTCCATGAGCAGGGAGCCGAGCTGAAGCAGCTGCTGGCCTCCCACCCCGGGTGTATGCGGCAGTGGGAGGAGCTGGAAAAGCAGGCGAAGCTGGGGCGGTCCTATATGGATGGGATGCGCAAGGAGCTCATCCGGCTGGCGGGGCTGACGGATGAGACGCTGGATCTGGCCATCTTTGCCAAGATGGCGGAGAAAATGGAGGAGGATGAGCTGCTGGAGCTGACCAAGGTCTACCGGCGGCGCATGGACGAGCTGTTCCCTCCCGCGCCTCAGCTGCGGCGCCAGAAGGCCGCGCCCCGCGAGGATGAGGATCGGGCGTTTTTGATCTGATGGGCGGTACGTTGGGTTTCCGATTTTATGATACGAAGGAGGATCTTTTATGAGCGTTTCTTTTGAGGGCGTGGGTCAGGTCTGTACTACCTTCCTAGGCGGCGGGCTGACGGAGGGCCATGTGGTCAAGCTCACCGGCAATGGCACGGTGGGGGCCTGCGGCAGCGGGGACGGGTTTATCGGCGCGGCCGTCTGCTGCAAGGACGACGCCTGCACGGTGCAGGTGGGCGGCTTCGTTACGGTGAGCTATTCGGGCGCGGCGCCCGCGGTGGGCTGGCGCGCGCTGGCGGCGGACGGGAATGGCGGCGTCAAGGCCGTTGGGGACGAGGAGACGGGAAGCGGCAGAGTGCTGCCCGTCGTCAATGTGGACGCCGCGGGTAAGACCGTGACGGTCCTGCTTTAAGGAGGAGATGGAATTATGGCTTACACTTACGACAATCTGAGACTGGAAAAGGGTATGTATGGAGAGGCAGGGCGCTCCTTTACGCAGGTACTGGAGGCGGCGGACCCCAGTGAGAATTACCGGGGCACGCCCCTGGAGGGGCTGGACGCCTTTCAGCGGCAGCTGAAGCGGTTCGACATCCATGTGAAGGGCAGCCGGTCCGATGTGGTGGAGAAGTTCTTCCGGACCACGGAGTCGGCGGTGCTGTTCCCGGAGTTCGTTTCCCGGGTGGTGCGCCAGGGGATGGAGGAGGACAATGTGCTGCCCTCTATCACCGCGACTACGACCCAGTTTGACGGGATGGATTACCGGTCTATCTCCTCCGTGCCCAGCGAGGAGGAAAAGAGCCTGAAGCGGGTGGAGGAGGGGGCTCAGCTGCCCCAGACCACCGTGCGGACCCAGAGCAATCTGGTGAAGCTCCACAAGAGAGGGCGGATGCTGGTGGCGTCCTATGAGGCCATCCGGTTCCAGAGGCTGGATCTGTTTTCTATTACACTGCGGCAGATCGGGAGTCATATTGCCAGGATGCATCTGGAGGACGCCATCAAGGTGATCACCGAGGGCGACGGCAACGACAATCCCGCCGAGGCGTTCTCCGTGGGGAGTAGCCCTATCGGCGGCACGGCGGGGTCGCTGACATATGAGGCCCTGCTGGACTTCTGGGGACAGTTCGATCCTTACACCATGAATACGATCCTGGTGCCCAACGCGGTGATGCTGGACATGCTGAAGATGAGTGAGTTCCAGAATCCGCTGACGGGGCTCAACTTCCAGGGCACCGGTACGCTGGCTTCCCCTCTTGGGGCCACGCTGCTGCGGACCAGCGCTATGCCCAGCGGCAAGCTGATCGGTCTGGACCGCAACTACGCCCTGGAAATGGTCAGCGCCGGGGACGTGATGGTGGAATATGACAAGCTCATCGACCGGCAGGTAGAGCGGGCCGCTATTACCAGCATCTCCGGGTTTGCGAAGCTTTACACCGACGCGGGGAAGATCCTGACCATTTAGCAGAACGGCGGAACATGAGGAAGGGGGCAGAGAAATGCTTGAGCAGATCGTACATCTGGCTGAGGCTATCGTCCAGCCGTCGGAGGCGGAGAAGCCGCTACTGACGGCGCTGTGCGCCGCCGCCGGGGCGGAGATCGAAGGGAGGCTGCGGGATGGGATATCGCCGGAGGATTGCGGCGATGCCTTCCCCTGCGCCGCCGCCCTGCTGGCGGCTGCCGGCGTACTGCCCTGCAGGAACGGCGGGGACGTGGAGCAGTTTTCTGTGGGAGACGTCAGCCTGCGGACGGGCGGAGGCGGTCAGGTATGTGAGGCCGCAGCGGCTATGCGCCGTCAGGCCGCCAGTATGATGGCGGGTTACTGGGGCGATGATGCGTTCGCCTTTTTGGGGGTGCGGGGATGAGGGCCCGGTTGGAAGAGCTGATGGGTACCTATGGGCAGAAGGTCACGCTGGTTTCCAGGAAGAGCGGGGAGGAAGCGGGAGTTATGGCGTTTCTGCAGCCGGTCTTGAAGGAGCGGGCGGTGCCGCCGGTGACGGCTACGCCGCTTGGGGCGGTGAGCGGGCGGCGCTGGCTGTATGTCGGGCCTGCCGGCCGGGATATTTGGCCGGGTGACCGGGTATGTTTTGGCACTCTGCGGCTGGTGGCGCAGGAGGCGGAAGCGGTGTATTTTCGCGGAGAGGTCCTCTATCACCGGGCCGTGCTCCGGCAGGAGAAGGAGGCGGCGGAATGAACGGGCTGGAACAGGTGAAGGACGTGATCTCCGCCGCGCTGGAGAAGGCGGGGGTACGCGCGCAGACCGCCTATGCGCCGGAGTGGGCGAAGGCCTATTCGGAACCGGTGGTGGCAGTAGGGCTCCGCACGGGAGAGAGCCGGGGCGGAGCGCTGAGCAGCTACCTGGGGCAGCGGACGGACCCGCGGACGCAGGTCTGCCAGGAGGTCTACGGGATGCGGCTGGAGCTGACGCTGTCGCTGGATATCTACTGTCCGCCGGAGGCGGGCGCGGCGGGCGGCGAAGGCGTTCTGGAGACGCTCCATCAAATCATGCTGGAGGGGCTGCCCGCCGGCCTTCGGCCCACAGAGCTGAAGTGGGAGGAGGCATCCTGGGATATGGACACCGCCATGTTTTTGCGGAGGGGAAGCCTTGCTTGCAGCGCCTACTTCATCGCGGCGGCTTCGGAGGATGGA